AATACTTTAGAAAATTCAGGCCTGTCTTTAAATTCACAACAATATTTACAACGTTTCGCAAATAAAGATGGCAAAATTAAAGTTTATCGGTACTTAAATTTAGGCAAAGGTGGTGGCAAAAAACTACAAACAGAAACTGGAATTGCTAGCACTACGATTGATCCAAATCATGCTGTAAATCAAGGTTTAAGAGAAAGAGTAAAAGAAATATACACTACGACAGATGACTATGTTGCACCTGACATGTTTGCAGGTAATTTTGAAAAAGCCGCAGCCCAAGAAAAGGCCTTAAAAGAGGGTACTGCAAAATTAGAAAAACTTGTTCGTGATACTTATGTGGTTGAATATGACATCCCACTAGATCGAGTTAAAGCTTATGTACCGGCATTAAGAGCTTCTATTGCTGATTCTGCAAAAAATCGTTATGTCGAAGATTTAGCAGAAAATAATTACTCTATGACAATTGATGAAAAAATAGAAAATATAGCTGATTATCAAGAGCTAGATATAAGTGATATATCAAGAGATGACGCAATACAAGAAGTGATTTATGAGCAAGAGCTTTTAGAAGATTTAGATTTTGATTTACTCCCAGCAAATGAATATGAAGTTATAGCTGATTTAGCAGATCTAAAACCTACGGCAACTTACAATATAGATGCGGATGGTACTATAAAATCAACCACGCCAATATCAAAACTGGAATCTAGCGGTAAATTAAGAGAAGCTAGATTTAAAAAAATTGCAGAAAAGAGAGCATACAATAAACTAGGTGATAAATATAAAGCTATTAGTGAAAAGTTTTCACCTGAAAAATTATCCGCTGGGCTAACGCCTAGTGAAAATGCAGCATATATAAAAATGTTAAATAACTTTGCTAAAGATAAATATTATTTTGTTAAAAATTATGAAATTGTAGGTACGCCAGATAATATTAAAAATAAAGACTTTGTTTCTCCTGAAATTCTGATTACTGCTATAAAAGATACACAAAAAAGTCAACCTATCTTTATTGCTAACGAAGTTGATATTACAAGAGCTGTAAGAGGAGATATTTCAGAATTAGAAAAAATGATTCAAGGAGATGTTTCAAGAGTAGACGCATATAAACTATATAAAAACTTTAATGACACTAGAGGTAAGTTAAAAGAATTTTATGGTGATAATATTGTTTTAAACAGATTAGAAAATAATCCAAATGCAACACCAGGATTATTGACCAAATGGTTGCCTGAAGGTGAGTTATTAAATCAATTTAAAAAGGAACCTTTTTATGCAAATGCTCAATTGCAAACCAAAAGCATTCCAATTGATGATATATTAGGGATTACGGCAGAGCCGTTAACAAATACTAGAGGCAAAGGATATTTTGAGGTATTAGTGATGAATGATGAAGCAAAACAACTAGTAGAAAAAGCAAAACCAGAAACAATTAAAGTTACTTTTGGTGAATTTAAACCTATAAATTAAATATTATGCAACCAAATGCTATGAACACATTACCCCAGATACAACCAATATCTAAAATAGAGCCTATTAGCCCTACAGAAATGCGTACTGCATTTGGCGGTCCTTTGTATCAAATGTTCAATCCTAGCACCCAACAAATCGTAGATGACCTTGGGTTACGTGGTCAGGGTATCGGCGGGTTAGCAGCTATGGCTTTTAGTCCTGTTAAAAAAGCACAAGCTCCTGCAACCATTATGAAACGTGTTGATAAGTTAATTAAAAAATTTAGAAGGCAACGAGCTAATTATGAAAGAGAGTTAGCTAACGTACCCTATGATGGTATGCCAGCACAAAGAGCTGCTGATAAATATTTAAACAGTTTAAAAAAAACTCAAGCAGAGTTAGAAATGGTTTACGACAGAAACAGAGGCTTTGGCTTAGGTGATTACATAAGATCAGGTATTGCTGCTAATTAGTATTTATGACCAACCCAAATTTTTCTCATCTGTCAGATTCTGAAATACGTGAAACCCTTATGTTGCAAGAACGCTTGCAGCTACTACAACAACAAAAAGATTGTCAAGGTGATTTTTTAGAGTTTGTCAATTACATGTGGCCAGAATTTATCTGTGGTCGCCATCACAAAATATTTGCGCAAAAACTCCAAGAGGTAGCAGAAGGTAAATGTACTCGATTAATCATTAATATGCCACCAAGGCACACCAAGTCTGAGTTTTGTTCTACCTATTTTCCGGCTTGGATTATGGGCAAACAACCTAAGCGTAAGATTATGCAAACTACGCATACCGGCGAACTCGCTGTAAGATTTGGTCGTAAAGTTAGAAACATGATGGATACCGAAGAATACAAACGTATTTTTGAGAATGTTAAACTGCAAGCTGATTCAAAATCAGCAGGGCGTTGGGAGACTGATAAAGGTGGTGAATATTTTGCCGCTGGTGTGGGTGGTGCTATTACCGGTCGTGGTGCGGATTTATTAATTATAGATGATCCACACTCCGAACAAGATGCTCTGAGTCCTACCGCTATGGATGCTTGTTGGGAATGGTATACCTCTGGTCCTAGGCAGCGTTTACAACCAAAAGGTGCTATTATTTTAGTAATGACCCGTTGGAGTGCGTTAGATTTAACCGCACGCCTATTAGAGGGTCAAAAAGAAGCGACAGCAGATCAGTGGGATATTGTAGAGTTTCCTGCTATGTTTGAATCTGGTAATCCTTGTTGGCCAGAGTTTTGGGACAAGACAGAATTAGAAAAAGTCAAAGCTTCCCTGCCAACGCAAAAGTGGAATGCGCAGTGGATGCAAACTCCTACCGCCGAAGAAGGTTCAATTATCAAACGAGAGTGGTGGCAGCCCTGGAAAAATGAATCGTTGCCGCCAGTTAAATATATAATTCAAAGTTATGATACGGCTTTCTCTAAAAAACAAAATGCTGACTACTCAGCTATATCTACTTGGGGTGTTTTTCAACCTACACCGGATGAACCAGATTCAATTATTTTGCTTGATTGTCAACGTGGTCGTTGGGATTTTCCAGAGCTCAAACGTATAGCGTATGAAGAATATAAATACTGGGATCCTGATATGACCATTATTGAATCTAAAGCTTCTGGTACGCCACTTACTCACGAACTGCGAAGATTAGGCATACCGGTAGTCAATTACTCTCCTACCAGAGGGCATGATAAATCTACTAGGATGCACTCGGTAGCTCCTATCTTTGAGTCTGGCTTAGTTTGGGCACCAGAACGTAAGTTTGCAGACGATATGATTGAAGAGTGTGCAGCTTTCCCTTTTGGTAAAAATGATGATTTATGTGATACTATGACTCAAGCGCTAATGCGTTTTAGAGAAGGAGGGTTAGTCTCATTAAATGATGACTATTTAGAGGACGCTAGGCCTCCAGTTAAAAGGGTATATTATTAATGGCTATAGAAAAACAAAATAACCAACCTGAAGTACAACTTGAAGGGACAGAGGATATGACGGTTGCCCTAGAGGCAATAGAGGAAAGCGGGGAACAAGATTTTGAAATCCAAGAAGATGGGAGTGCTGTTTTAATAGGTGAAGAGGAACCTATGCAAACAGGTTTTGCTAGTAACCTTGCTGAAGTAATAAGTGAAAGTGAACTTGGCAGAATAGCTAGTTCATTACGTGACGGTATTGAAAAAGACAAAGCATCACGTGAAGATTGGGAAAAAACCTATACGGATGGCTTAAAATACTTAGGCATGAAATTTGATCAAGAAAGATCTGATCCTTTTGAGGGTGCATCTGGAGTAATTCATCCACTTTTAGGTGAAGCAGTTACTAATTTCCAAGCCCAAGCCTACAAAGAGCTGTTGCCTGCGAATGGTCCAGTCAAAACTCAAGTCGTTGGTGCTTATGATGCTGCTCTAGAGGAGCAAGCGCAACGTGTTTCTGACTTTATGAACTATCAAATCGTGCATGTGATGGAAGAATATGACGAAGAACTCGATCAAATGCTGTTTTATCTTCCATTAGCCGGCTCAGCTTTCAAAAAAATCTATTATGATGAGTCATTAGGGCGTGCAGTATCTAAATTTATTGCTCCTGAGGACTTAATAGTGCCATATTTCACTACTGACTTAGAATCTTGTCCTAGAATCACGAATGTAGTTAAAATGCCAGAGAATGAAGTGGCTAAAATGCAAGCTATGGGCTTTTATCGTAAGGTAAAAGTATCTTATGGCGAGGATGCAGCTCAATATAGCCAAGTAGAAGAGGAAATAGATGAATTATCAGGGTTAGAGCCTGGTTATGATACCGGTGAGGTGTCTGTTTTATACGAAGTCCACTGTAATTTAGAAATAGATGGCTTTGAGGATGTAGATGCACAAGGCAATATGACTGGTGTAAAACTGCCGTATATCGTCACAATTGATAGTAATAACAACAATATTTTAAGTATTTACCGTAATTACGTTGAAAATGATCCGCTAAAGCAAAAAACCGAATATTTTGTCCATTTTAAATTTTTACCAGGATTAGGATTCTATGGTTTCGGATTAACACACATGATTGGTGGGCTATCCAAAGCATCCACCTCAATCTTAAGACAATTAATTGACGCTGGTACTTTAGCTAACTTGCCTGCTGGTTTTAAAACACGTGGTATTAGAATTAGAGATGAAGATACACCAATCCAGCCAGGAGAGTTCAGAGATGTTGATGCTCCAGGTGGATCATTACGAGAATCTATCCAACCATTACCATTTAAAGAGCCTAGCGGTACACTATTAAGCTTACTAAATATTTTAGTAACCTCAGGTCAAAGATTTGCTTCTATTGCAGAAATCAATGTTGGTCAAGGTAATCCAAATGCTCCTGTAGGCACTACACTTGCCTTGTTAGAGCGATCTACTAAAGTATTATCTGCAATTCACAAAAGATTACATAATTCACAACGCAAAGAGTTTCAAATACTAGCAAATGTATTTCAAGAATATTTACCGCCTGAATATCCTTACGCTATAGCTGGCGGTAATAATCAAGTTAAATTGTCTGATTTTGATGAGAGAGTTGATATATTTCCTATTTCCAATCCAGATATATTTAGCCAGTCACAAAGAATTGCTATGGCGCAAGAAATGATGCAGCTAGTGCAATCTAATCCAGAAGTGCACGGTCCAACAGGTATTTATGAATCTTATAAACGTATGTATGCGGCTATTGGGGTAGATAATATCGATCAGATATTAACACCACCTCCAAGTGGTGAGCCACAACCAGTCGAGGCGGGGTTTGAGAATAATCAGTTATTGTTAGGCAATGTGGCCAAGGCGTTCCCCAATCAAAACCATGATGCCCATATTGCTACTCACATGTCGCTGCTCAATACTCCGCCCGTTCAAATGAATGCTCAGGTACAAGCCTTGATACACTCACATATTATGGAGCATTTACAAATGAAAGCTGATGTATTGGCACAACAACAAATGCCAGCAGAGGTCTTACAACAGTTCCAACAATTACAAGCACAAGCCGAGCAAGTATCACCTGCCCAACAGCAACAGTTAGTAGTTGAAGCAAATAATATATTGGCACAGTATTCAGCACCTATTATGTCTGAATTAATTGCAGAATATACCGCAAAAATATCAGCACCAGAGGACGAAGATCCGCTAGTAGCTATTAGAAAACAAGAACTTGCACTCAAAGGTCAAGAGTTAGCACTTGATCAACAACAGTTTATTGCACAAGAGCAAAGAAAAGCTGAAGATTCTGCAAGACGTGCACAAATAGATCGTGAGCGTATTAATGCAAGTGAAGATATAGCAGAAATGCGTGACGATACTGCAAGAGCACGACTCGATCAGCAAAGATTGTTTAAAAATATAGATTTACAAAATAGACAATAAGTGTTGCAAAAACTAATTTAACCCTACATAATTAACAGCATGATTAAACGTACAACAGTAAATCAACAGAAAACACCAAAAGTTTTAACCAATAAGAATGGTTATAGCAATAAAGGTACGGTCCCCCTAAAAAGCAACGCAGGTACTTTCGATACTAATACCAAACCAAAACCAGGTATGGGTAAAGGTAAAGCAAGAGGTATGGGCGCAGCTGAATTTGGTGGCAAGTTTTCTGGTGTTTATTAATGTCCGAATCTTGGTTAAGTAAAAAGTTTTTAAAAGAACTAGAACTTAGAAGGGAAGATGTAAAGGACACTTTACTCGCAGGTTGTAAAGACCATGCGCAATATGAATTTTTGCGGGGGCGCTACAGTTCTCTGGCTGACGCAGAAAATATTTTTAGAGAACTGCTAGGTAGGGTAATTAAAGATGACATCAAAGATACAGGTTCCTGATCACATAGCTAAAGAAATAGAAGCCGAGGAAACCAAAGCAAAACAAGCAAAAGAATCCGATACAAAAGACAAACAACCTAGTCAAGACTTGCCTTATGTAGCGCAAGAGGCAAGAGTTCTTGATCCAACATTATTAGAACAATCAGTTTTAGAGCGTATGCCACAACCTACAGGTTGGCGCATGTTAATACTTCCATATGCCGGCAAAGGCGTAACAGAGGACGGTATTATATTAGTACAATCACACGTAGATAGAGAAAGACTAGCTACGGTTGTTGGCTACGTTGTAAAGATGGGTCCTGACTGCTATAGCGATAAATCAAGATTTGATAAGCCTTGGTGTCAGGAAAAACAATGGGTGTTAATAGGTAGGTATGCTGGCGCACGTTTCAAACTTGGAGATGAATCTGAATGTAGAATCATTAATGACGATGAAGTGATAGCAACAATACTTGATCCTAATGACATTCTTGCAATTTAGGGAACAATATGGAAGAAGCAATAAAACAAGAAGAAGTACAAGAAGAAATAGTTGACCAGGGTGAGGTTGTAGAGTTAGACGAGGAAAATGTTAGTGCAGCAGAACCTGAAGTTGAGGAAACTACTGAGCCTGAAGCAGTTGAGTCAGAGACAGAGGAAGTAGTTGATGAGCATGATCAATATAGTGATAAAGTTCAAAAACGCATAAACACACTTACTCGTAAGCTGCGGGAAGCAGAGCGTGGCCAAGATTATGCAGCAAAATATGCGCAAGAAGTGCAAAGACAAAATCAAATGTTGCAGCAACAAGCACAGACCTTACAACAGTCAACTTATTCTGAATCACAAAATAGATTAACGGCCCAAAAAGCGCAAGCAATAGAAGCGTTAAAACAAGCGCATGAAAGCTCTGACTTTGATAAAGTTGCAAAGGCCCAAGAGGTGCTGTCGCAAATAGCTGTGCAAGAAAATAATGTGACGCAAAATTTGCAAGCAATTCAAGCACAACAAGAACAGGCTCAAGCAGAACCACAACAACCTATTCAACCACAAGCACCTGGCATTCATCCTGATACAGAGGCTTGGATACAGAAAAATGATTGGTTTTTAAAAGATAAAGAGATGTACAATAGCGCACAAATTATTGATCGAGAGCTTGTAAGTGAGGGTTATGTAGAGGGCTCTCCAGAATATTTCGAACAAGTTGACAAAAGAATGCGTGTTAAACATCCAAATAAGTTTGATGACGTAGCGGTGCAACCAAAGCCTCAACAAAAAGTAGCTTCGGCTAACAGGTCTGTAGGAAAAGCTGGTAAGAAACAAGTTAAGTTGTCTCCTAGTGAAGTAGCTATGGCAAAAAAATTAAACGTACCTTTGAAAGAGTACGCAAAATATGTTAAAAGGTAATAAATATGACAGATAATACTGACAAACAAAACAGAACTTCTCGTTCTGCCGACACTCGAGCTAGTAATGAAGCTCGCAAACCTTGGAGCCCACCATCAATGTTGGACACTCCTCCTGCGCCTGAAGGTTATACTTACAGGTGGATACGTGCCGAACTCGTAGGTGCGGAAGATAAAAAGAATGTAACATCTAGAATACGTGAAGGTTTTGACCTAGTGCGTTCTGAGGAGTTACCAGACTTTGAGCTTCCTACCATAGAAAACGGTAAACATGCAGGTGTAGTATCAGTTGGTGGTTTGCTATTGGCTAAGATTCCTAACGAAACACGGGAAGAGAGAAACTCCTACTTTCAAAACCGTGCATCAACGCAGCAAGAAGCCGTTGATAATGATCTTCTAAGAGAATCAGATCCAAACTCTCCGATTTTAAATCCAGAGAGAAAAAGCAAAGTAACTTTTGGCGGTGGTCAACGAAGTTGATCGCTAAATATACATTTTAAATATATAGGTGATTTATTATGGCAAATAAGAATGCCCCATTTGGTGCAAGACTTGTTGGCGCACTTGGTTCAGGACCTACCTCTAACGGTACAACTGAATACGAGATCGCTTCAGGTGCATCCGGGAACATTTTTTCAGGCGACCTAGTGAAAATGCTCAACACAGGTACTATTTTAGTAGCTGCTGCTGGGGATGAAGCGCTAGGTGTGTTTAGAGGCTGTAAGTTTACAAACTCTTCAGGAGAAGTAGTTTTTAGCTCACATTACCCCGATGGCACAGTTTCGTCTGATATTGTTGCATTCGTGCATGATGACCCACACGCTGTATTTGAGATTCAAAGTGCAGGTTCTCCAGCTCAAACTGATGTCGGTTTGAACGCTGATATATCCTATACATCTGGCTCTACCAAAACTGGTATGTCAGCTATGGAATTATCAGGAACAACAGCCGCAACTACTGCGACTTTTAGAATTATGGGCTTTAGTACAGATCCAGATAACAGCACAACGGGTTCAGCAAACGTGAATGTAATAGTCAAGTTTAATGAGCACTTCTATGTCGATCCAACGGGAGTATAAATAAATGGCAATAAATAGAGCGCAATTAGCGAAAGAATTAGAGCCTGGTTTGAACGCCTTATTCGGTATGGAATATTCTCGTTACGAGGCTCAACATTTAGAGATTTACGAAAGTGAATCTTCAGATAGAGCATTTGAAGAAGAAACTCTAATCGTAGGGTTTGGTAATGCTGAAGTAAAAGCAGAAGGCAGCGGAGTCAGATTTGATAACGCTAACGAAGGCTACACTTCACGTTATACCCACGAGACAGTGGCTTTAGCTTTTGCTCTTACAGAAGAGGCTATTGAGGATAATCTTTATGACAGACTTGGTGCAAGGTATACCAAAGCATTAGCAAGGTCTATGGCAAATACAAAGCAAATCAAAGCAGCAGCTGTGTTAAACAATGCGTTTAGTACAACAGGCGGTGATGGTAAAACTTTAATTGCTACAGATCATCCGCTAGGCGGCGGTGGCTCACTAGCAAATAGAGCAACAACTATG